ACATAGTCTCGCTCGCGTCCGATGACGCTGCCAATGCGTTTCCCAATTCGCCCAGTAGCTTAACAGGGAGTTGCAACACATCCTCCATCACCAGTTTTTTACCGTCAAAGGTTGCTGTTTGCGCAATAACTGCCGCCATTAACCGTGTTTCGCTGGCATCTTTACCAGCGGCACGATAAGCGTTCTCCATATCCAGCCCTGTTGCATCGCGCACCACCACTTCGACCGTGTCAGGGTCGAAGGGCAAGGCGGTTTTTGCGGGTTTTCTGGTAATATTCATTTTTAACTCCTAAGGAAACGATTATGACAAACGAACAAGCCACCATTTTGGCATTGCACGCCTGCGTTCAGGCTATCATTGGCGCGTCATCGAACGAAGCCGCTGCGCAAATTGCGCTTGCGTTAACGGCTCAGATTGAGGCTGCTTCTGCCAAGGACACATTTTTAATAGCCGCATTAAATGACTATCGCAACATTGCCGAAAAAACTGCTTCAGGCGCTTCATCACGACCATCCTAAATTAGTTTTGTAGGTTTCTAATATATCTACGCCATCGATGCGGTAAATGTTGTTCATGACATCGAACTCGATATGTTCTACCCCATCTAAGGTGAGTTTTAGGTAGGTGGCACTGTAATCGACATCAAGCTCAACACCTTCTTGCTGTTTGAATCCGCCTAAGGGTAGGTTTTTGAAACTTGCCGTGAGGATACACACATATGGCAGTTCATTGGTTGCCCCTTGCGCTGTGTAAGATAGTAATGAACCACGCAGTTGTAGCTGGGTTGCTTTAATCGGGTTTGCAATCTTATTTAACACATCGCTATAAATGCTGTTAAATTTGATTTTACCTTCTAGCTTTTCAAAGCCTGCAAACAACTCCATCACGCCCACCATGCCCAATACAGACTTATCTGTTGTTTTGGACTTTAAGGTGGGCAATTCCATTTCAGCAACACGACCCGCTAAATTATTGCCGTCCATGTACACATTTGCCCCGTAGAGGGTGTTCACTTGTTGTCCCATTATTTAAGTCCTTTTAATAAGTCAATGTTGATAAACGACTCATAAGTCACACGCTCCATTGGGGTCGGTGGCATAAACTGGTAGCCGAAGGTGATGTGCCCTGCGGCCAGTTCGGTGACAGGGTTTTTCGCTTGATCAAAGGTACAAGAGCCATCGATAATCGCGCCACGACTGACCAAGGTGCGCATAAAACCGTTCACTGTGTCACGCACGCTGTCGATAATGGCTTGGTTAATCGGCTTGTCGATAAACTGTAAGGTTGCCAATTCGATACTTTCGTGAATGATGTCGGCGGTGCGACGGACATTTAAGAAGTTTTTAGGGTCTGAGTTGGCTGGCCATGCGGCGGTTCGGTTGCCCCATAAACGAATGCCTGTGCCGAAACTATTAAATAAGGTGCTAATGCCCACTTCGTTTAACAAATTGGCTTGGGTATTCGCATCATTGATTGCCGCTGTAATAGGCGTTTCCATGCCCACAATGCCCATGATTTCATGGTTGGATGGGCTTACCCAATAGCCTTCTTCTAAATCTGTCTTGCAAATTAACCCAGCCACACGAGACGATAAGCCTTCGATGCGGTTAGTGTTTGTGGCTTTGTCGTACACCATAACCCCTGGGAAACATAAATAAGCCCGATAGCTGCTGGTGTTAAAGTTAATCGTGCCACTGGCACCACGACCATTAATCGCTTGGGTGACCGTAACCCCACGTGGTGCGTCGATGATCGCAATTGCCTTTTGCTTTTCAGCAACAGCGATCATTTCCGTGCTCACCGATAAGCTGGTCGAAAAGCCAGGGGCAATAATCAGCTTGGGACGAAAGCCAAAGAGTGTGTAAAGGGTTTGTGCAATCGCAAGCCCAGAGTAAGTGTCGCTAATGGCATCGTAACCACCGATGATGTCTGCTGCTGTGACATTGGCAGGGTTGCCATTGTGTTTGACGGGATCGTATACGTTAACGACAACCGTTAAACCGCCGCCGTGGTCTAAAATGCCATCCAACGCATTGGGGATAGTGAAACCTGTTGTATCACTGCCAAATTGTGCTGCGTCTTTGTCTGACATTACCAAGGTGGGTGTGTTAATGGCGCCCGTGCTGGCTGTCCCCACCAGCAAAATCACCGCCGATTTCACGACGCGTACAGGGCGCGCGCCTTGATTGACCTCGATGGTTTCAACCCCGTGTAGATAATTAGCTGGCATCTGCTGCTCCTTTTTTAACTGGCTTGGCTGGGGCTGGCTCTAATAAGCCTTTTGCAACCAAGGTTTGTACATAATCACAATCGGGTAAATCGACTGTGGTGTCAGGCTGCAAGGCCACTTCGTTGCCCAACAGGGTGACAAACTGTGGCTGTGTGCCTTTGAACAGGTAACTATTCATAATGCCTCCATAGTAATGTGGGATATGGGCTGTTCTTCGCCTTGGTTTTCAACCACTAGGCTTTGCGTTTGTATGTCCAACACATACTGCCAAATGCCATCGGTTTCACTGACAAATCGGTCAGCCAGTAAACGACATTTGCGGTAGTTATTCGGCTTAAAACCGACCATGAGTTGGCGTAATTTATCAAGCTCACTCAATGCGCCTGTTTTGCCATTGAGCTGGCGAAGCATGACGGTGAGTGAGAAATTCACACTGGCCTGTTGGCGCATCAGTGTGATGTCGCAACTCTCATCGAATCGCGTGCCACCGTAGCTGATTAAAATCGCGCCTTTGGGGTGATTCAGTCGATAGTCGCTAGGTCTTTCTGGGAAAAACTCCACCGACACATCAACACGAGTTTTTAAATAAGCTTGTACCTGCGTGAGTAAATCAAGCGTGTTCATCATCTCCAGCCTCGACGTGGTTCACCTGAACAGTCGGCTTGGCTTTCCGATACAGGTTCGCCCGAGGCATCGGTGCTAATGCCGAGTAAAATCTTGCCGTCACGAATGGCTTCTAGCTCTCGCATGGCATCCTTGTAGGCTTCCTTTACGGCATCGGGCAATGATCCTTCTGGGCGACGACTGTATAAGTTGTAACGCGCCAGGCGCACGACAATCTCACTCACCAAACTATGCACATGCGTTAATGGCAAGGTGTAACGGCTTTGCAAATAAGCATCGACGCGATCTTCAGCCGCCAAGACAGCGGCTTCAATCACTGCCACATTCATGGTGTCCATCGAGGCATCATCGTTGCTCAACCACACCAGCGTTTGTGCTGGTATGGTTTGTTGCAATTGTTCGAGACTGACGTAACGCATGACGATTTACCTATAGATAGTTGGCAATCAGTAAGCCAAACGCACCTTTCATGTCATTGCTGACCGATACGGTTTGTTTTGCGTAAACTGGGTTACCGCTAGCATCAACGCCTGTTTGTACCGTCACCACTTCACTGGTCATTTCACGCTCTAACAAAATACGTGCTTTGTCTTCTAAACTGGTTGGCACAACCAATAGGTCTGGTGTAATCGCTAATGGTTTACCACCATCTGCTTTAAAGCCGCGCATCGCAGCGCGTGCTGCCTTTAGGTTTTCTGCATTGAGTTCAGCTTTCACAGCAAACGCCATTTGCCAGAATCCATAACCGACGTTACAACGCATATCAACACCAAAACGGTACTGGTTGCTTGTGAACACGGCTTCATCATCCATTTTGTTCATCGCCACAAACTGTGCCGATTTACGATCTTGGAAAATAAGCGGTTTAATCGCACGATTTGTACACAACAAATACCAAGCATCGCCCGTATAAGCGTCATCGACGATGACATTGCTAACATTAACGGCTGTACCTGTTCCATCTGCTTTAGGATAGCGTTTGTGATTGGCATCAAAGAAGTTTTTGCCGTCATAGCACTTGTTGGTAAATCCGTTTTTTAACAGCTCAAATACCAGTTGATCTGGGAAGATAGCTGCACTACGTCCCAATTCGGTGAACATGGGTGTGTAGATGCCTAGGTTGTCATCTTCAATGTCGGTGCGCTTTACACCAACGGTTGCCTCAAAGTCTTTGTTAGCAATGCTGTAGGCATTTTCTTTGATATCGTTTATCTCACGATCACCAATCCATTCACGCATGCCAGGCATATCCCCAAGCCAACCGTAGGTATTCGATGCTGTACTAGATGGTACTACGGTGGCTATTTGTTGATACTGTGGTGTCACGCTCGACAAACCACCTTTAAACGCAGCACTTACGGCTGTACGTAATGCCTGCAATGAGGCAGCGGTTACAATGGCCATAATGGTTAAACTCCTTTAGATTTCAAAAACGCATCTTCAGAGAGTCCCATTTGCGAGCAAATGGCTTTTTCTTCAGGCGTTAATTGTGTGGTTGACCCTTGTGCAGGTGGCACTTGGCTGTTGATGGCGGTTTGTGTCAGCACAGGGGCGCTGGCAACAAAGGCGGTGAAGCGTTCAAGTCCACCCTCAGCACGACAAGCGGCTAAGTGATAGTCTTTGCTGGCTGGGGCAATCTTGCCTGCGGCAATGGCATCATCGACCGCTGTGGTAATCATGGCTTCAGTCTGCGCTTGCAAGTGCTGATTGAGCTTTTGCTCGGCGTTTAAGGCGCGTTGCTCCATGCTGGCATAGTCGGCGCGGGGCACGAACTTATCCAGCGATGGGGTATGTGCCGCATTGACGGCTTTGTGTGTTGCGGCTAAAACCGCTTCGGTACTGGCATCTTCTGGCAGCCCGAGTGCTTTAGCAATGTCTTTTAATGACATGGCATCCTCCTGTGGGATTTGTTGGTGGTTTAGGGCAGTAAGGTAAAGATTGGGCTGATTGGTAAGCCCTGCCGAGGTGAGCTTGATAATGGCGTTATTGTCTTTGCTGAAATAAAAGACTGGCGACAAGTAACGATACTGTTTGCTATCGACAATGGCTTGACCTTGATCTGTCCATTCAATGCGTCCTTCGATAGCGCCAATGTCAGACACGCGTACTTCTTTAATCCAGCCATAAGCTGGGGCAGGCTCACCTTGTGGTGCTTTAATTTCGGTTGCGTGTTCGATGTCGACGGGTAAGTCCGCACCATTAAGCGCAAACTGATCGATAATGATTTGTGGGTTAGGGTTTGTAAAACGACGACCATCACGACCGATGATCTGCTGTCCTGGTGGAATTAGTGCATACCATCCTCCTTGATTGTTCAGTTCGACGCTATTCAAAGCGATGAGTAGATGTTTCATTTCTGACCTCTTTTTGGTGTGAGATCAGAATACCAAGATGGGGTTTGTGTTTCTTTTAATCGGCTTTATGAAAATTAACCGCTATTTCGTGCCCTGGGATGCCCAGTTGAATTTTTAGAAAGAATTTGAGTAATGATGCCACTGGCATTAAAAAACGCCCCGTAGGGCGTTAAATTGCGTTGGCTAAAACAATCGTCCTTGACTCTTGTCTTTAATCCTTGCTCTTACTCGTTTGACGATCTTGTACACCCATTGCTCGCTCATACCAAAATGGCTGGCAACGGCTTTAACGTTCTTGCCATCGAACATTTCCCACACCTCCAAATCACGGCTGGCGATGTGCAGTTTAGCGCCTTGCGGGATGTAAATGTTATGTCCACCCCATTCGTCAGCCACTTGCATCGCCACTTCGATACCCACCAAGCGTGCCTTGTCTTCTGGCAGTTCACCAAATTGTTTGACCGTATCGGTAGCGATACGGGCTAGGTCTGCGAGTAACTCGTTGGCGTGGTGCTCGAAGTGTTCCATGTTATGCCTCCTGTTGGGTTGGTTTGTGTTTGGGCTGACTCATGCGCTTTTGCCACTTTTTGAGTGTCTCAATCACGCTACTGGCTTGCTCGCTGCTTAACCAGTGCAAGCTGTCCACGCCTGTTAAGCGTTTCACGTAAGCAGCTAAGGCAGCTTCGCTTGGGTTTTTCACAATGCCTTCATC